AAGAATCCAGGGAAACTTCAAACTCCATTTGCACGTCCTGCACATCACCGTTAGAGGCAGAGGTATCCGCCCTTTGGGCGTAGCCGTGTACGGCAAACTGGTAGCCCATAAAGGAGAAGGTACCATAACCGCCTACGTAGGAGTTGTAATCCCCCCAGCCGGTACGGTTTTGCTTGGGAATCCAGTTCAGAGCCGATACCTGGCCTTTAGGGAATACTAAGGCACATCCGCTAGCGTAGTCACTGTCCGTGAGTTCCACCGAATGCACGATGGTCTTACCCTGCCATTGGTTGAAGGCGTTGTTCGTGGAGTTACCCGCGCCCTGGGCCATTTGCTGTTCGATGGCGATATTTAAGATGGAATCCACCACTACGTCAATCTCGTTTTTAGAGAAATAGTTTTTAGCCATCACTGCCCCTACCCTTTGAATAAAGGAAGTCGCGTTGGCGGCTGAAATTTCCACGGCGTCGTTCGTAGCGTTGAACGTACCAATGCCGGTAATGGTCGGCTGCTGGGTGGCCCGTCCTGCCATCAAATAGGCCAGGGCTTCGGTTTCCTTGTCCTCCAGCACGTTCATGCAGGCCTGGGCAAACTTGTTAGCCAGTACCTGGTTGAAGTCAAACAGGGATTTGTCCAACAGCTTTAGGGAGATGGCGAACTTGTCAGATTTGGTCGTCCAGGTGGGCGTTACCTTGGCGGTATCGTCGATGGTGCCGGTGTGGTTATAGGCACGGGCAGAGCCGGACGTTCTTTTGGTACGGGTAATGTAGTGTAGTTCGGTAGGGCGGTCGTCACGGGTTTTGAGTGTTTCCACCCCTACGATAAATTCATCGTTTTTTGTAAGCAGGTCAAAGGCCGTGATCGGCTTCATGCGAAGCTCCGCACCGGCATACTTATCTTTTAGGATCTGCTGGGCGGTGAGCAGATTGGATACGTCAAAATTTGCCATTGTAAAAAGGTCTTTTGAAAGAGAGTGTTAAGACCTCAGCATCTTGAGGGAAATATCTGTGAGGCGCTATCTTGCCTCCTGTCTAAATTCTGTTGCCCGGTGTCTTGGGCAAACTATGATTGTAAAACTATAAAGAAGTTTCGTTGCCTGTACTTTAAAAAAGTATAGTTGGGGGATAGAAAAGCCCCCTGTAAAAACAAGGGGCGAAGCATACGGATGATATTTGTTACTAACTACTTCTTCTTTGGTATTTTTTGAGAGCAGTTTTTGATTGTATAACCTCAGAATAGATGAAATAACAAATCCTTCCCCGGTGGTGCTTAGTCAGTATTCCTTCATCACTCCAATTGTCAATTGTTGCTTCGGAAACCTTTAGAAGTTTTGCTGTTTCTTTTTTTGAAAGTTCTTTATTCTGTAGATCCTCTTCATGCTTTTGAGATAATCGTTTAGTAATAATCGTATCAATCATTTGAAATATTTGGTCTGCCGGTAGTACAATCCAGCCATTTTGAGGTATTGCAGGTGCTGTAGTCATATCGAACATAGTATTATGATTTAATACCGCTAAATTCGATTTTGATTACAAATAAAATAGGTTTAGTATACTAAACTTTATACTAAACCTTTAATAACTACGAATTCATATCGAATTCCGGGTTGTCCTTTAAGGCTTGGTCCACGGCCTTATAAAACTCTTCGCCTTGTAGGCTCTTGCCCTGCTCGGAAAAGGTCTTTTTCAGCTCCGACAGCCTTCCAGCCCTCGCGGGTGGCTTGCGGTCGCCCCCACCCCGACCACTTACGGGTGGGGCATCGGGGATGATTAATTTTTTTTCCTGCAAAAAGCCGGTCACCACGTCTTTAGCTTCGAGGGGGTTGGCGGTCTTGTCCTGGAGCGGCTGGCCGTTTTTATAGGGCACCAGCCGACCCTCTTCCAATCGAAACTCATAGCCGTTGGCTTTCATCAATGTAATGACCTCGTCGGCTGCCAGGGCGGGGGCGCCCTCACCAAACTGCGGGATGTGCTTATACAGCTCCCCGTTGATCTTTACCCCGGTGACCTCCTGGTCTTTTGCCTGGATGGCCTTTTCCTGCTCCTGTACGGTTTTTTGCAGCGTGGATATCTTTTCCGATAGCTCCTGCACTTTCTTTTCCGGTTCTACTTTGGCGTCCGTGAGCGCCTTTTTTTGGGAGGCTTCTACCAGTCCTTTGACCGTCTTACCCTGGAAGTCCAGTCCCAGTTCTTTTTTCAGGTCGTCCACCTCCATTTCCACGCCGGCTCTTTTGCCTTCCTTGTAGGAGTTGGATTTTAAGGTTTTGACTTCTTCTTCGGAGTAGACGGTTAAGTCTTCTGAGATGGACAGGTCGGCTTCGCCTTCTGATTGGATGGCTTCGGCGAGTCCTTTGATTTTGAGCAACTGCTCTATTTTCTGGATGGTTTCTTGTTTGAGCATAAATTAATTTTCAGCTTTATAATACATGGAGGCGTAGGTGTTTTGCGGTCCTTCCAGTACGCCTTGGTTTAAGATGGCGGCTTGTTCATCGGTGATTAGAACACGGGGGCGGAGCACCTTTAGCTTTTCTGCTTTTTTGTCTTTGATCTCTACCCGCCATTCCTGGTAGTGCTTTTTTGCGAATGGGTTTTCTTCTACTACTTCGGGAACTTCATTGATTTGCTGTTCCAGATTGTCAGTTTCAGTTGCTTCTAAGGCTGCACTGACGATTGCTTTTTTTGTTTCTTTTGCCATGTTTATTTTGTTTTAGTTGGTTTACGATTTAGGAGTGACTATTTTGATACAGTTTGCTTTGATTCTCTTGTAAGAATTTCAGTTCTTGTTCAAGGGCAAACAATTCTTGTTCTTCCTTATGGATTGCCTGTTGCTTCATCTCTAATTCCTGTCTCTGGTATTTTAATGACTGCTTTCTTTGAAAGATTTGTTCTTCTGTTGCTGCGATGAGATTGTACATATTGTAGTTGGTTATATGTTAAACAGGGAGGCTGTTGCTTGAGTTAAAAAGCAGTGCAGCCCTGCCCCTGCGTTAATTATACTTACTTCTTTGATGCGGATTTTGCCGCAAATGCTTGCGTAATTGGCGCTGGTTTCTGCCCGCCTTGCGAATATGTTTATACGGGTTCTGGTTGCCTGAAAAACCGCCAAAACGGTTCTTTTCGCTTTCCGCTCTTACCTGCTTTTTCTCTACAGGGACAGCATCTTTTTTGGATTGCTGTTGTATAACGTTGGCTCCAGTTGATGGTAGAGCGTTGACTTGTTGCGCCCCTCCTAAGGTAGATGCCACAGCAATGGCCGTTGCTCCTAAAAATCCAATCTGTCTTTTCTTTTTCATTAATAACTGTTTATGTTATAAAATGGTTTGATTAGGGTATGCCTTCTGTTTTTTCGTCCATGCCGCTTCTAAGGGGGTTGGACTGGTTTTTCTTCTGCTGTTCCAGCCACAGCTGCAAACTCTCATAGGAGAGCTTCTTTAAAGCCTCGTCGATCTTCTCATCAGGGTCAGTATGGGGCTTTTCTTCCTTCATATATCCTTAGCACAAGGCCGATGATGATAAACAAGAGGATTACAGGGAACATTACTTTTTTGGTTTTAGTTTACCGCCCACTGAAAAATCAGGGTTCATCTTATACACATTATGGCACTTCTGTAAAGACCGTTTAATAGCCTCATCCACGCCATACTTCCTTATCATGTACTTACTGATAAAAACCGCTGCTATGGGTTTGGGGTTATCGTTTGCGTTGCACCGGGCTTCTATTATCATGCTGCTATTTTAGGTTGTTTAAGTGCTGCCTCCTTTGCCATCCGGTCATCATTGGCCTGTTGTACCGCCTGCGCCTTCTGAGTGGCATAGGCTATAAGGTTCTCCCTCAATAGTTCCGGTGACATACTTAAGACCATCGCCTCGTTGACCCCTGAGAGCCATTCGCCGAAATACACTTTGGCTGCCTTGTCTTCTGCCGTGACAGAGGTAAGCAGGTCCACCTGTTGGGCCGTCAAATGCACAAAGGGTTCTACCTTCATCAGTTTGGTCTGGATGGCTAATTTTATGGGATCGGAAAAAAACTTCGCTTCATAGTATTCCACCAAAAGGTCATCCAGTACCGAGATGGCCGCCCCTTTAATTCGTGCGTCCGAATACTTCAGCCAGATCTCATCCGGCCCTTCGATCATATACCGTCTTCCATAATTGACCGAAGCGCCGGGGTAGAAGGGAAGGGACAAATTGATTTTGACCACGGCATCCAAGATGAACTTGTGCCGCTTTTCAGCCATTTCCGAGATGAGGTTCAGCCGGTCAGCCTGTGGCTTGATATCGTTCATTACTTCGGTGGCGGTCTTGGTATCCCCGCTTTGATTGGTCGCCATGCCTTGCGTTTGGACTTTGGTCTGCGCCCCCCACAGCGTGACGTTCATCAGTTCTTCCAAGAGCTGCAGGTCATTGGTGGCGATCTCGTAGTAGGTTTTATCCGGGGACACGTACCCCGCTACATCCGGGGCTACGATGGGCGTGTCCTTGTCGGGGTATTCCAAGAGCTTGGCGTCCGAGACCTTCAGCATAAGCTTTTTACCCGTCCCCTTACAGGAGGGGCAGAGGTGCCCGTCCTTATACTTGGTGCCCCCGCAGTCCGTACACCCGTCGGCATATTCCCAATATTTGGGATAGCCGTGGAGGAATTCATGGGTGATCTTGATGGAGCCTTTTAATAGGAAATGGTTGGCTAGTTCCATGACTTCATGGTAGAAGGATTGGAACTGGTCCTCTGCTTCGGGGCTGATGATATCAGAGTTAATCAGGGCGGGCACTTCGCCAAAATAATTCGGGATGGTATGGTCTGAAAGGATCGTAACCTCTTCGCCTTTGAGTTCCACAAAGTAATCCTGGGCGTCGTCTACCAGGCGAAAGATTTGCCGTTTTTCATCGAGGCCCGCCCGGAGCTTTTCGTCTTTTTCGACCTTAAAACACACGTATTCCAGCCCGGAGCCTTTGGGCAGGTAGTCGTAAACGGAGGTAATCGATTTATACGTAGGGTAGACGGCGCTACCCCCCTGCTGCCTTGCCAGCCGGGCTTCCCTTTCGGGCAGGATTTCCAAAAACACCAGCCCAAAGGGGTCGTCCAACAGGTGGGCCTTCCAAAACATCTCCACCCACTTGCGGATGGAAAAGCCGTTTCTAACGTTTAAGCTCAGGGCGCGGGCCTGCTTATCCTGTGCGTCGGGGAGATTAAAATAGGTAGACCCTCCACGGGCAGAGAAAACTTTGTCTATGGGTCGCCCTAGGCGGGCAAACAAATCTTTATTGCTCTTGGCATACCTGGCCCTTAGCTTTTGGAGGTCCTCGGCCTCGTAGCCTTCTATTTTGGTCATTTCCCTGTCCAGACCATCGCCGTAAAGGTGCAGGCGCATAGTCTTATTGTAGGCTACGCCTTTTGAGACCAGGGCTTTGCCAGGGTTATCAAGGATAATATGTTTTATTTGGTTGTTATCTAAGATCATGGTTTTTTCGTTTTATCTGGGTACGGAAATGGGCAGTTTTTTGCCCCTGGATTTATACTGGTTGAATTCTACTTCCAACATCTTGATCAGGAAGTACCGCTTTTGGTCTGAATAGTGCCCGTTGGGTTCATAGGTCTGCTCCGTCACCGGATCCTTAACTTTTAGCTTTAGCATGGTCCCGTCTCGGTCTTCCTTCACCGTGCAGTAGTCGTCTATGCTTACCCGGCAATGATCCGCTATCACAATAGAATAACCATATAGGTTGTTTTCATAGATCTCGTTGATAAAGGCGGCACTAAGGGCCACTTCGGGGGCGGAGCGGGCTACCCTGTTCACAACCTGAAAGCCTGCCGTTCTAAGTACTTCAATGAACTTGTCATAAAAAGAACTGTTGTTCGGGTCAATGGTGCTGCGCTTGCTGCTCGACGGGTCGCCATAGATATACACCACATCCTGGTAATCCACCTGCCTAAGCCACTTCACCAGCTCACCGGCTGCTTTGGGGGCGTTGTTCGAGGGTTGCTTACACGGTATCTCATGCACCTGTCGAAACTCTTTTTTCTCTTTTAAGTACTGCCAGCACCCAATCGTTACATAAGGCATCACGTTTTCATCCAGGGAGATGTGCAGGGTGGTCTTTTCTACCTTGAGCGGTCGAACGTGCCTGGTTTCATCAAACTGCTTCCAGAATTCCCCGCCGGTCCTTAGAATACCCCTTTCCCCGTTGGCATAGACCCGGTACAGGTTGGGCTTATGGATGCGGTCATGCTCGAAGTCATCCAAAGTATGCTGATCCCTAAACCCATACTTCCCGTTAGGATGCCCCACGATCCAATAATTATCCCGGAAGGTGACTTTGAGCCATACGGAATTGCCTTTTTTGTTGATCCGCTTAAAAGAGAATTCCGGGTTTAGCTGGCTGTACTTCTTTCCTTCGATGTGCAGGGGCAGGTCCGTCCACTGGTCCTGATCCAGCCAGTTTTCGTACTGCCACAACTTGGACGAGATCGGGTTCCAGTCACAGATAAACTTCTGGTTGGGCTTTCCCCTAAGCCTTTTACGCTGCTGGCTCCAATGCTCCTCGGTGAACTGGCTCCACTCGTTGTTATACACCACCTGGAAATCTTCAATCCCCTTAATATTTTCCTCGTCGTCCAGCCCACGAAAGCGAATCCGGGCCTTATCGTCTTCCCCCTTTATCAAAAACTGCTGGGGCGTGTAATAATCATCCATCTGAAGCCCTTTGATCGCGGCCTTAAAGGAGGCATACACCGAATCTGGAATATTGATCTGAAAGCGCCGAAAGGCCATCGTGGAGTATTCGTGTTCGTACATATCCACACTCAACGCCTGGCAGACCGTATAGGTTTTGGCGGCTGATGATCCCCCCTCCAAATAGATATACCTTATCTTCTCATCCCGTAGCAGGGGGAGCAAGTGCCAGTAAAGCGGGTTAAACAGGTAGGGGCTGAAGTCATAGTACATTTACACCTCCTTTCCATACCCCACTTTTTTAACTGTGGCTTTTACATCGGCCTTCATTTCCATGCGGGATAATTTTGGCTTTACGTATTCAAAGAGCTGTAGGAAGGCATTGATATACTCTTTGCCTTCCAGTTTATCTAATTCCTGCTGAAACTTTTCCATGCCACCGTCACAGATGGATTTGGCAAAAGAATCTATGAGTAATGTTTTCTTATTCTTACCTCTTGGTTTGGCGCTCGCCCTTGCTTTTTTAGCCCGTTCCGCATCAAATGGTTTACCTCTGGCCATATAGCGTTAATTAGCGTTATTTTGACGTGAAGGGATAAGGGGTGCAGATGACCATGCCCCGCAAAAGAGAACGGGGCATACTGCTGTAGCTGCATGGAGGTAGTAGGTGGTCATTTATGTTTACGGCTGCACCCTTCTGGAGTACAGGCGCTTTTCTTTGGTGGTTTGTGAGTATAAAGTTACCCTGCCCTCTAGGGGTGTGAAAGCTAAGGCGGTATAGTTCAGGGATAGACTTTTTTTCAGGCGGCGAGCGTATCCAGGGTGTCCTTAAAGTAGGTGACCAGCTCTGATAGGTTTCGGCAGCCGGTCTTTTCTTTTAAGTCCCGGATGCGGTACTTGATGCCGGGAACGGAGAGGTACACCTTTTGGGCGATCTGCTTATAGGGTAGTCCTAAGGATACGTGGCGAAGGATGTTTTTGTCCAAGGGGTCTAAGTCTTCTAAGGTGCTTAGGGCGGGTTTTCTCCACTTGTCCGGGTCGTTTTGGGTCTGGCAGGATAAAAGATGGCCTAAAGTCTGTTCATAGTCGGTGGTCTGCTGGTTCATAGCTGTAAAGAATTGTTTTTGATTGTTTTCTAATAAGCGGTTCTTACGAATTGGTTAGGTATTGTTTTGGTATCAGGGTTCGGTAATTCTATTAAGCGTCTGTTGTGTCACTCACTTGGGGCGTTCGGTAATTCTAATCGACAGACCTTTATAGGCTGATGTTGGTTTTTGGTGTTTTTTTTCTCTTTGAAGCAAATAGCCGTAAATACTTTCCACAGTTCCGCCAAAATAAGTCCAGGCTACCTTTCTCCATTTGCCGTTGATTTTTCGTTGGAGGTGGTAGCTGTTACCTAATTCTAAAAAATGCCATCCATAAGAGATTCTCGTGTTTTCATCTAAGTAAACGTCCTGGTAGGCAAGCCAGAGCTTCTTCCTAATTGTTATTTCCATATACTTGTTTTTTTAGTTTAATAGGTTCGGTACTTAAGCAAATAATTCCTCTTTAATGAATTTCAGGGCGGCGGTCACGCATTTGACCCTGTCAAGGGAGGATTGAATATCATCCCCATTGTTGCCGAAGGTTACGTTTCGGTCGTTGCTTCCGTGGGTTAGGTAGTAGTCCTTTGTTTTATAATTTAAAGTGGCTTCTATCATTGCATTGCCATGATAGAAGTTGATAATGAGCCATGTTTTTTCCTGAGTCATATGCTTTTTAGTTTAGTTTAAAGGGTTGATTTTAGGGTGGCTTTAACCATTTCTCTCATTAGCTTAAAGTCGGCATCTACGGCGTCATATATCTGCCAATCATCATCTTTGGCAATAAATTGCAGCGCCTCCCTTAGTCGGGTGTTCTCGGCCCTTAACGCTTCTTTTTCTGCCTTTAACCTATTGGCGATCTCTATGGTTTGTTTGACCATGTTAATTGCCTGGTCGGTTTGATTGATTGACTTTTCTAAGGGTTCCATTGCTCTTTTTATTTTAGGTTTTTAATTGGGTTACCGGCTGCACTGCTACTATGGGGCTTTCGTTGTGTCACTCTCTTGTACGTCCTTATCGCTTATCATCTTAGTCGCGCAGGGTTCACACTGTACGGCTCTTTTATCACCAATAAAGAGTTCCCCACAAGTGCAGCATTTGTTTTGGTAATTACCGGGGGCATAGCCCCCGATAGGATAGGTTGTCTGCATTAGAAATTCCCTTTTCTTTTACCGGTTAATAGGTCGTCTACAATCTGCTTTTCAGCATCCCGGCTTTCAGGGTAATTATCTGCCGGCCAGTGAATTACTTTGGCTGATTGAACGGAACAGCCCGACCCCAATAGAGCAGAAACCAAAGCCTTTGCAATGACTTCGGGGGCTGAGGCACCACCTTCTGCAAAGTTTACTGTCTCGCCGTCTTTCTTTTTCCGGTCTTGACCGTGACCGCCAACGGCATCAATGATGATTCTGAAATCTCCCATGTTTATTTTGATTTTTATTGGTGACTATTTTAAAAAGTTTACAACCTCATTAAACTTGCTATCAAATTCCTCTTTGGTGCATTGCTCTACATACGACATCCCTAAGTAATTTGCCAATAAGGTCATTTTGGAAATCACATATACACCGATGATATTTGATTTCCCCCGTCGGGTAATGGAGCCGGGATTCATACACACCTGCACAACGGTATCTTCATTGAAATTGAAGCGGAAATACTTTTCGCCTAAGTAATCCCGGCGATCCACGGCCACTTTTACGTATTGGTATTGTTTGCTCATTTATGGACTGTTTTATTTTATTATTGATTAAGCATTTTTAAAACTGTTTCTAATTCCTGCCGGGCAAATGTGACCTTGTTGCTTTCTTCTCTCGAAAGCATTTTTAAAAAAGAATCCGCTGCCGGGTTATCCCAACGGTCATGGCAGAATTTGGCATCAGCCTCGTTTAATTCCTTTATTCGCCGCTTTAAGTATTGCTCCATAGAATTACCGGACGATGCAGTGTGCGACGCAACCGCAGTTCCATTAGAATTGTTGTCGCTGGCTACATAATCCCTTTCTTCTTTGTTTGGGTTATCAATTAAGTGAACACTTCCGCTTTCGCACTTAAATCCATCGCAGGAATTGGCGCAACAGGGTTGTAGCTCCCCCTCCTCTTTTCCTCTTAGGCTGGCTAATGGTTCAATTGAACATTCGGCTTTTACCTTATACCGACTGCCCTCAATATCCATGTGCTGACTTAACTCTAAATCAGTTGCATTGATTTTGACAATCTCCCTGCCTACGATGGATAAGAAGTACATCAGTAACCTTTGCGGCTTTTCCTCCATCATAGAGAGTAGCCTTTTTTCTACGTCCTTATCGTAGCCTTCCACATCGGTTTGGGGGATAGCTTGCGGGGCTTCCTCATTGATTTTCTGGAAAATGTGGGGGTATTGGTCAAACCAACCAGATAGCCAACTTCTTTCTCCCTGACAATCTTTTACAACGTGTTCCCAATAAATGGTACTGTTGTTCCACCGTCTAAATGTTACGATTTTGCCGACAGGGAAATCTTTGTTATCGGGATAATCTGCAATTACCCGGTAGCAAGGTGCCTCCTTTAGCTTTTGCTGTCTGTTATATTCCGCACGATCTTTAGGTTGTAACATATTGGTTTATTTTGATGTTTTTGAATAATACTGCCAGTGTCCTTTCCTATTGTCCCGCTCAAAAACGATTGTTCCTTTATCCCCCGCTTTTGGCAGAACTTTCAGACCATGATACATAAGGATAAAGCCTTCATTTGTTGATTTATCTATACAAATAATTACATCTTTGTCTGCGCTTTCAACAACTACATTTCTCTTTTCCCCATAGTTTACAAGTTTCTCTTTAACTCCTGCGGAGGGGATAGCTTGCGGGGCCGGGGCTTCCTCCTTAGCGGCTAACTGTTGTTTTAATTGCGATAATTCCCATTCGGTTGCATCCAAACGATGCGACCATAAATCCGGCATTAAATTCAATAGCTCACAGAATTGCTTACATTGATCGTCTGTAAGGTTATATCCATCCGTTTGTAGACATTCATAACCATTGGTAAAGCGAACATAACTATCATAGTCGCCTGTATCAGCTACGGGTTCTATCTTGGATTCGAATGACCATTTCTTCTTTTCTTTGTCAACTTCTACATTTTTGACGGGGGAGGCAGCGGCGGCTCCGGCCTCAAACCCGTCAGACCATACCTTTCGTCCCCAGGTATCATCGGGAAATTGTTCCTTAGCCAGTTGTTCGGCTAACTGTTGGATTGCTTTAGTGTCCATTGTGCTTGCTTTTTTGAGAGGTGAGAAATACTTTTTGCTTTTTAAGACGCGAGACTTCGGCTTCCAATTTTTGTTTTTCCCTTAGAAGGTGCATAAAACAGGCAAGGGCGGAGCTTTCTTCCACGGCATTACTGAATAAAAAATCAAAAGGGTCGATCATCCGCTCGCACTGGTCGCAGATTACCTGACGGCTTTCCATGTCCAAAGTGACGGTCTTGTGCAGGCAGCCAGATTTCTTATGTTTAATTGAGAAAACCCGTGCAGGCTGTTCGTTTATATCGGTTGTTTTCTTATCCATTGTTTTGAGTTTGTTGGTTCAACCATTTTATATTTTCTACCAATACTGTCCATAAGGGTTCAATTTCATAAAGGGAGGCCATCCGGTCTAACTCGTCACACCTTTGCTCGTATTCTGGATTGCCTAAAAATTCATTTAGATTGTCCCATTTATGGCAGGCTGGAATAAGTGCATTCCAATCCTTATCATACCGTGGGAACCACTCAAATTTTATGGTCGTATAACCTTCTTTCGTTACCCATCCGTTGGGGTATTTTGTGGCCTGTTCTCTTAGAAACCGCTCACATTCAATCTCCTGCCTGTAAGGGGTGTCGAAGTAGCATAATTTGGGACTGTAGCAAATCGAATCCTTTTCTTTGCTGCCCACACAATATTCAATTTCAGGCGCTACTTCCATGAAGGCGGCGATTAGTCGGTTCCCTTCTTCTATCTGTTGGATTTGTTCTTTGGTCATAACGTATACTTATATTTTTTTAGGTTAATTATTTGGGTACTGAGCCTTGGGTGCTACTATGAAGCGTCCCTTGCGTCGCACACTTGTACTTTTGGATCGCTATTGAGCTTCTTCAAACAGCTTTTCGTTCAACGTTTCAATTAGTTCCCGGTATTCCGATTCGGTATATTCGCTTTCTTCTTCATTGAAATAGGCCACGCCCCGGTAATCACTGCGTAGTTGCTGCGCCATCAAAATGACCGTTTGCAGCAGTTCCTTAACTGTACCCACTCCACCATAACTTACACCGTGGCAACCCTCGCCAAAGTCTATATACTCATTGGACAGGGACAAGCACCGGCTATCATCCACCTGCACCTTTACCAGATACGTTCTTCGATAATGCACTTCGTAAGATTGAAAGGCACTTAAAGCCGCTTTGTAGTATTCTTTTAACTTAAAGCCAAGCAGGGCGAATACTTCTTTAATTTCCATTTCATGGGCTAAGACTGGCTTTTGTTCCAGTATACCGATTAATTCAGTAGTTGTTAGTTTCATATATTTTTCGTTTTTAAGCGTTTTTGGGTCTACGTGTGTGGTCTAACCCTATTTTTTAATTTGAGGCGAAATTTGCCGCCACGTATTAGCGAATTCGGGCACTCCTGCCATAATCCTACACCTCCCGAACCTCAATTCCTAAAACTTCCTTCATTAGCTTTCGTTTTTTGCGGTACTCCTTGGTGCGAAATCCTTTGGAATCTTCCACTACGTATTCCCCGTCTTTGGTGTAGTAGGTAAAATCCGCTACATACCTAAGAGAGTGGGTGCCGCCCTCATTGAGTTCAAAGGCGACCTGTAAGTTCAACTCTCTTATCTCCCCTAAAGTCAACAGGTAGCGAAGCTGGATATACCTATTCGCCTCCCGTTGGCTGTCAAACACTACGCCGTCCACTTGCGTTTTTTTGGCCCCGTACTTATTGCGATTTTCCGCTTTCCCGGTCTGTTCAAAGCCTCGAATCAGCCCTTTTTGTTTTAGTTTTTCCAGGTCGGTTAGTTTCATAGGTTAGCTGGCTTTTAATAGGTTTTCCTTTGCTACAAATCCCGCCTTATTCATCTTCGATTCAAAACAAAGGGCAAAGGAGAGCTGCACCGATTCTTTGAACAGGTAGCTTTTCATAAGCGGCTTTAGCTCCTCTTTGATTGATTCGAGTTCCTTTTGAATGATCCGCTCCCGGCGCTCACAGTTCTGCTCCCACGAATCCCCTGACCAATTAGGAAGATTGTAAGCGGGCACTTGGTGCTCCCCGATTAGCTTTTGGTTTAAATAGATTTCGATTATCATTAGCTGGCTTTTTTCATTGGTTGAATTATTTCTTCAAGCTCCTGCACCTGCTCATAAATCCATGTTTGGGTTACAAGGCAGTGTTCAACCACTTTTACGGCATAAATGGGTACGTCATGATTATTGCCTGGGTTGAGGTAAGGGTACAGTAGTTCCATAATTTGCCGATAGTTCAAATCCGTGTATCGGTACAAAAGGTAACAGGCGGTAAATCGTGGTTTGATGTACTGCTGTTTACGGCAGCGCCTTTTTAAGTCTTCCCTACTTACACCAAAGTGATTACAGACGACTTGTAGGATTTGATTTGGGGTCATAGCTTTAGTTTTTTAATAACCGATTTCTCCGTTTCCATTCACCCTATACTGGCTTAACCTTCTGTGCTGTCGGTGGTACTGCATGAAGTCATAGGCGGCTTCATAGTTTTTAAATATGCCTATGATTAAGTAGCCGTTGTTTAACTCCCTATCTACGGCGCTTAGGTTGTTCTTCAGGGTTTTATCCAGGGTGTCTATGTGGTAGCAGTGCTGAAGGACGCTGTACTCCAAGGTATATACTTCGGTTAGATGCATACCAATTATTTTTAGAATGGGTTTACTCCGTTAAGAGATTCCAGGTATTCGTTTCTGTACGGAATCATGGACTGTTCTTTTTTAAAACTCAATCCCTTGTCTTTTATCAGCTTTGCCATGTAATCAATGTCATCAAATTCATAGCGCCTTGTCCTTCGCTTGTACTCAAAAAGGGTGTAGCCTTTTTTACCTACGGTCTTTTGCCTTCTGATTTTTTTGGAATGAAATTCAACGGTTGGGTTTTCCGGCTGCGTCTGCATAAAGGGGCGGTGGTAAACAATAATGTTATCCATCTTGTTATTCCACATGGCACCATCGGCAATATCAAACACATCGGGGCAAGGATAGTTACCATCTTGCTGCTTGCTTAACTTATGCGGGTGGGCAACGATGGGCAGGTACAAACTGTTGGCCTGTGCAAAGCGGGAAAAATCACTTAAAACGGTTTCCAGGTACTTATCGCTTCTGCCCCCGACCTTGCCGTAATCGTTGGTCATTTGGTTAAACGGATCCACCGCTACCCCGTTTATTTTTTCTTTTATCACCAACTCCAAAAAGCGTTCTTTGATGTAGTCGGGCGTGGGGGTCAGTTCTTTAGGGTACACGTAGAAAATATGCTTGCTTACAAAATCAAAGGCGTTGGAATAGATTTCATCGCTTGGATTGTTGGGGTTTTGCGGGGTACAGTCACACCCCAAAAGCATCTCAACAAAATCATGGTAGTATTCTTCAGCGGGGTTGTCTTCCGGTGAGAAGCTGGCAAACTTTTCGCCAAACTTAATCACCCTCATTAGCTGATACCATTTGAAAAATGTACTCTTACCATAGTTGCCTATTCCGGTAAGCAGGGTGATTTCTCCTTTTTTGAGTTTAAAGAGTTCATCCAACGCCGGAACACCAATGGGGGCTACAAAGGGATAGCCTTTTTTGTGGATGTTCATAGCGGCACTTTTCACATCGGCCCCATATATCACATCTTTGGGCTTTACCGATTCATCATAGATGCTTAGGTCAATCTCTACTTCCTTGCGGGTGGTTTTTTCGACCAATACATCCCTATCAAAGGTGGCCGTAGCGTATTTGGCTTTGTTGGCCCGGTAAGCGGACTGGATCGCTTTGGTGCATTCCTTGCCGGTAAAGTCATTAGAGGCGGGGTATTCGCTTAGGATCAAGCTAATGGCGGTTTCTTCGTGAATCCCAAACCGACAGGAGGCGGAGGCCAATTTGAAAATAAACAGGTTGCGTTCCCCGGTCACAAAGGCATCATTGCGGTTGGACAGCCATTTTAAAAGGCGGGTGAATACTTCCCGATCTTCCCGGATACTCTCCTTAACCTCAATTCGTTCCACCGTTTTAATCTTGGTGAACGGTTCGGCTTTTTTGTTCAGGTAGATATTTTCATCCCAGCTTTCGTAACACACCCGGCTTTCGTTCACGCCTGACTTGTCGGCATCGGGGAATAGGTCACGCAGGGCTTCAAAGTGTTCGCGGTGCTTATTGCCGTCTGCAATCCGGCAAAGGGCTTTGATGCCATTGGCTCTTGGTGAGATCCAGGCTGCGTACACAAAGGGATGCTCACATATTTCAGCCATCTTTTCATCGATCGCATCCACGTTATCAAAGTCCAGCACGATAAAACCGGAATGCTCCAAAAGGCCGTCGTCGGTACGGCGGGTAAACTTGCCCGAAAAGCAGACGCTGGGCAGTTGCCGCTTTAGGGTATCGGCCTTTTCCTTGTCAATGGTGGAACGGATTTCCTGAATCTTAAACTGGCTTTTGCCGGTTTTGATCCGTTCCAGCGCCTTGTCAATGGACGTGTAGTAAGGCTGGGGGTCAAAGATGTTTTTAAATATCGTTACCATTTATCTTCCTCCGTTGGTTGCCAGTTGGCAGCCTTTTTTAATTGCTCGTTCATGCCATTCATCTTAACTACTGCTCCTGTAACCTTGTATTCATCTTTTAGCCAGTTGTTGAACATCTTTTGTTTCCATGCAATCACCGGCTTTCCTTCGCTATCATGCCAATCGTTCAACTCATAATATTCATGCGCTTTTCTTGCTCCCGCTTCGCTGTACCCCTTTTCCTTGAAATAAGCAATCACATCTTCAACCGTTGGATGTATATTTCTTTTCTTTCCTCTCTTACTATCATTAACACTATCACTATCACTATCACTATCACTATCTGCTTGATTTGCTTCGTTTGCTTGGTTTTGCTTGGAATTCAAGCATTTGCTTGATTTGCTTGCATCTGATTGACTTCCTGATCGTTGGCTACGTTTTTTTGCATTTTCTGCACGCTTTTTACCACCCTTAGAACCGGCTAATTTTCGTTCTTCAGAGGTTTCATGGTACTTAAATTCGTCACGCATGAATTGATTGATAAATGGCGTAATTGCCATTTCAAGCAGAGGTTCTAAACCAGGCAGTTCTTTGTTTTTTTGGTACTGATAAATTGCCTTAATGAACCTTCCGGCCTGTTCATCGGTCATCTTATCCAGGATGCAAAGGCTGTCAATGTGCAGGATAAATGAGGATCTCATAATGTGGTTGTTTTGAGAAGTGAGGGAAAAAGAAAACCGGAGGCATCAAACATGATGAACAACCACGAACACCAATGCTGACGTTTAGACCCTCCGGCGGCACTAATATAAATAAATCTAAATTGCTTGTGGAATACAGCATTTTGTATAGTGTTCGTGGTTGAATACAAGATACGAACAAAATGCTGTTTCAGCAAGGATTCTAGCCACTTTATTTTACGATATTTGATACCTTTTTTCATAGTTCGTTTTTTGCTTTTATTTTCCTTTTCTTCTTAGGTGGGTTTATTTTTGGGTTATCAGCTTTTGAATTACTATGAAGCCCCGGTTGTGTCACTCCCTTGTACGTTCTGATCGCTACTCAGCTTATCTTTTAAAAAGTTGAGCAGATCCACAATCGTGGTGGGGGAATGGTTCTTAGTGAAGGTTACGATCTCTCCCCCGTAGAGCATAAAGTTTTTACACAGTACCAGCCATAACCTTAAGGCGCCGACAAAGGCGGCGGTGGCAATAAAGGGAAGTACAATTGTTCTTACTACGTATTTCATTTTAGAGTGGTTTTTTTATTTGTCGAGTAGACTTGTTGCAGTTAACGAGTGCGACGCAACCAAAGCCAAATCAGGGCTATTAGCCGGGGCCATAATCCTACGCACTAATTTTTGTTTCACCTCCTCCCCCAAAGAATAATTAATAGGCTTTAACTGGCTTAACTCCCTTCTTTTATAGTAGTACAGCTCTGTTCCTATCTTCCATTCATTAAAAAAGCAGTCGGTAAACTGGACTAAAGAAGACTCTGTTACCATCCAGTAGAAACCATCCTTATAGTAATACTTCGGTTCTGAAAGATTAAGGGTCATATACTTTTATTTAGGCGTGAAACACTAAAGCCATTCTGCCGGGCAAAGGCGGGGTTGCGCTCAATGATTTCGTGACACACCGGACATACCGCCAAAAAGAACTTTTTATTTAAGTAATCCTCACTCCCCACCTTGCCCCGCATGTGGTGTACCTGGCTGGCTTTCCCCTTGCAGCCTTCCAGCTTTGCCATGCAGAAGGGATGGTCAGCTAAAAAGGCCTTTCGTACCTTTTGGTACTCTTTGTCCAGTTCCTTTTTTTTATCCGATACCTTGTTAATTTCCTTTGCTTTGGGTACTGAGTAGCCTAAGTGGTTTCTGCAATACCCGTTTTTAAAGGGGCACCAGGAAGGGCAGTTCTTACTCATACGGCCTGTTTAAAAATGTCCGTTAATAAAATCTGCTTATTGGATTCCGTGGCTGCTTTGCAGTTCTTTACCGCTACCTTGTAATAGGACTCCTTTAGCTCCACTCCAATCCCAAAACGCTTCATTTTGATGGCCTGGAATACCTCTGAGCCAATTCCCATAAACGGGGTAAAAACAGCGTCCCCTTCGTTGCTCCACAGATGGATGGCCCGTTCAATGGTTTCGAGTTGTAAAGGGCAGATGTGCTTTTCATCCCTTTCACTGCGGCCTTCCCTACCGTTTAGGGTGTTGGAATAGTTAATGTCGTACCATACCGGCGAAGCGTATTTTTGCCACAAATCCACCGGGATATTGCAGTGAACGGGGTGCAGGTGTTCGCCGGGCTTACGAAAGACCATCAGATAGTCAGGCAGTCCTACCCTGGACATGGCGGCATCTTTTTTTACTTGCTTGTGCAAAAGGCCCAAGGCTTTGGTGCGCTGCATTTCCACTACCGGGTCTTTCCAAATCGTTACCCTGGAATGATAAATAAAGCCCACGCCCTCAAAGGCTTCCCGGATCATGCCCGAAAAATCCCTCAGTCCTATAAATCCTTCCTTTCCCTTTTGGATGGGAAGATCCATGCAATGCACCACGACATTGCGGCCACTCCACATGATCCGGTACAGTTCACTGACCAAAAAATTAAAGGCCGTCAAAAACTCCGAGTAATCTTTGGAATTGCCCATATCCTCCAGGTGATCCGAGTAGGTATAGAGTTCCGCAAAGGGTGGGGAGAATACCGACAGGCCCACGGATTCGGATTTGATTTCCTGGATACGCTGCACACAGTCCCCCCGCATGATCCAGTAGTTTTCCATCTTTACCTGGTGGCCCCGCTCGTAGAGGGCGCTGCTTACTTCCCGTTCAAAACAGTTGTTCATATTGCGCTGCATTTGATTTTGCATTTCTTCAAACCCGGCTTGTTTTTGCCGAATGGACTGCCGGACGTTTTGCATGGTGTCCGTAGTGATTAAGTGAATGTTTACCGGCTTTGTCTGGCCGAAACGGTACGACCTGCGGATGGATTGATAGAGGGCTTCAAAGGAGAAGTCAAGGGAGGCGAAGATTTGATTGTGGCAGTTTTGATAGTTCAGGCCAAATTGGGCAATCTTGGCCTTTGTGATGAGTACCCGAAATTCATTATTGGCAAACCCCAAAAGGTGTTTTTCCTTGTATTCGGGACTGTCCGATCCTTTTACCTCGATGGCTTCAGGGATCAGCTTTTTTAAATACTCGCCTTCCTCGTTTTGTTTGATCCAGATAAGGATTTGCCCTTCGGTTTGACGAACGATTTCAACCACCTTGTTTAGCCTATGCTCCCTGGTTTGCCGTAGTTCCTGGTTGAAGTTGGTGGCCGAAATAGCCACATCGTTAAATAAAAGCCCGTTATTGCGTTTTTCGGTTACGATCTGATGTTCCAGGTAGTTTAATTCCGGCAGGCAGTAACCCTCATTACAGTAGCCTAAATCAGAAGGCCGGGAAACCATAACAGCCCAGGAAGCCACAAACTGCCAGAAACGATCCGTAGAATGGCCCTTTAGCCTCCATTTGGACGTTTCGCCCCCATCATGGACAAAGTACATGGAGAGCATTTCCGAGCGGGACATGACGTTTAAAAACTCTGCATGGTTTCCCAATTCCATCGGGTCGTTAGGGGAAGGTGTGGCGGTACAGGCCAGCTTGTAGGGTGTGTTTTGGAATTTGTCAATGATCTGATTTCTTAATGCCCCTTCAAAGTTTTTTAGGATGGACGATTCATCCAAGACTACGCCGCCGAAAATGCTGCAATCAATATTGTCTAATTGTTCGTAGTTGGTAATAAAGATTCCTTCGTCCTGTAGATTATCCAGGCAGTGTTCGTATTTTAAAACCTCGATTCCAAACTTCTTTCCTTCCTGGATGGTTTGACCTGATACGGCTAAAGGCGCTAAGATTAAAACAGATTTCCCGGTATGATTTACAACCTGGTGCGCCCATTCCAGTTGCATCAGGGTTTTACCCAGCCCGCAATCGGCAAAGATGGCATAGCGGCCCGCTTTCAGGGCGGTGCGTACAATATATTTTTGAAAGGGAAATAGGTTTTGGTTCAATCCGGCTTCCTCTGCGTCAAATCCTGATGCCTGGTGCGCTTTTACTTTCGTTCTTAAAAAGTCCTGATAGTCCACGTTAGGAAAATTTTTTAGTTAGGTTTTTTCTTTTATTTCTACATTTTTTATAAAAATCTTAACCGGCTGAGCCAAAAAAAAGAGGCTCCTTCTGGCCTTTGGAAACCATGACAGCCACGCTCTCCAACTCCTGTTTTAACTCCCGAAGGATACGTAGTTCACTTTCGTTCCTCACTTGGTATTCTTCCTTTCCCAATAACTTAAAGGAGTAGTGTTCCTGCGGGGTGGTGACTTCGATTTCCAACTCCCCCCTATGGAGGTTTACCGAGACTAAGGTTCCCGGTCTCCCTGCAATAGACAGGGCCAGGGTAAAGGCTTCCAGTAGTTGAGAGGAGTTAAAGAGACGTTCCATAAGATTTTATTTTGTGTGTGTAGTTTTTTGGGTACTGAGCTTTGGAATGACTATGGGGCTTTCGTTGCGTCGCACACTGCATCGGCTGGATCGCTATTCAGCAAGCAGTTCAGGGTTTTCATAGATATTGCCGATAACAATAGTGTCATGGTCTATTTCGGTCAGAGCTTCCCCCTCATCGGTTTCAACAGAAGCCCAAAATCCTGCATGGTTCCACTTAACAACTGCCAACAGGTAATCGTCTTGCATAGTCATTTTTTCGGTCTCTGTTTCTACATCAACGCTAAGTATATCCCCCTCGTAGATTTCTTTTCCGTTCTTATCCTTTAAGCCGGTGTACTGCTGAATAACATACTTACCAGGGAACCTGGATTCATGCGTAAAGCCTTGCATACTTCTTTCGCATAACTCACCGGATGTAGTTAAGAGTAGTTCAAACAACAGCCCCTTATATGCTTCAAATACGGGTTCATACCATTGTTCTGCATCCCGGTTCCAAATCCTGAATTTTATTTCTCTGTTCATGCTGCTTTATTTTTTTCGTTAAACAAACTGGCTTGGGTGTTGGGCGGTGAAATAGCCAGCCCTAATTTTTCCGCTGCATACTGGATACAGGCCTCTAAAAATTCGCTGCGCTCTTCGGGGTTGTGGTCGGTGGTCGTACCTCCCACTTCTCCAATCACTACGCCGTCTTCATTTCGTAGGTATTGTTTATTGCACTCCAGCTTTAAGAGTTCGTGTACCAACTCTTCGTCTACCTTGTTACCCAGCCGCCTTAGTTCATCGGTGATTTCCCGGACAATGACCCCGAAATAATACCGTCTTGATTGGGAGGAAGCCTTTCCCTTCTTTTTTACGATCACCTCCACATCACAATCGGGAAAGGCTTTACATTCCCCTTCAAACCTTGCCCTGTTGGACAGGTGCAGTTTGCCTGATTTGAACCAGCCGCTATGTTTGATCACGGTTTTCATCACTTTGCTTTTAACTCCTGTAAGCGTTGTTTTTTTAGCTCCACTACCGAGAGGGGTAGTTTATCTTCATAGAGTAGAATGCCTTCCAAAGTGCCAATTAATTCCCCTTTTAAAAGAATGTTTTCTTCCCTGAGCCTTTTTAACTCACTGCACAAGTGGGCGTTGATCTCTGCCTGGTCGGGTGTGTTTACAGCTATCATGGCTTTAGGATTGAACAGCTTTTAAATGTTGGTTTATGTCCTTTTGGGAAGGATTTTGAATCTCATGGATAGAGGGTTGCAATTCTTCCAAACGGGCTTTTATCTTTTCGTACTTCTTATAGTTGGGGCAAGTGTCAATCCAGTTCCAGGCTTTTCTATATTCCTCTGTGCCTTCCGTCAGCGTTGAGCTACTAAGTAGAACAAAAAGCAACGCCCTGTCTGAATTGTCTATTTCTTCCTTTAGCTCTTCTTTTATTTCCGTATAGTTGGTTTCCACCGTTGGAGTATCTGCCTGTTGCATTTCTTCAGAAGTATACAGGCCGCTTAAATCGTGGGGGAAGGCTTTACGCAGCGCCACCGCTTCGGCCACCTTTGCCAGCATCACATGAGGCATTTTAGCCCACAGGCCGGAGGGTTTACCATCCTTTGTGGTTTGTACGTACTCATTCCAGTAGGCCACCCCTACCGCCGCTTCATAGCGTTCCCCTTTAGGAGAAAACTTATAGACCCGTACCTTGCAGCAATCCAGCTTATTGTCCTTTTCCAGGTATTCGGGTTCGCCCTGACCGGCATACAGTTCGCTGCGTTGGGCAATGACCCGAAAACCGTCGATGGATACCTGTATCGACATGACCTCTTTACCCTGCTGTGAGTTCCACCGATGGATGGCGTAAATCTGCTTGGAAAAGGGGTCTAATTGCGTTCTAAGGCACTGTTGCATGAAATACGCCAGTTCGTCTTTGTTGGCTTTAGGGGCAATCTGTGACTTTATTAGGGCTATTTGGTCGGGCGTGTATTCCGATGCTTTGATTAATTGATTATTCATTACGCTGTTTTTAAAGTTTGTTCACCGTCGATTAAGGTTCCGTCCTGAAGGCGGAAAATGGGGGTTTCTTCCTCCTGCTGTTCAAGTTCTTCGTGATACCTCCACATATCATTTTCTATCCTTTTACGAAGACGGGCACAGCTTTGGCCCCTGTCAAATTCGGCGTCGATTTCTGCCTGATGTAAGATTTGTTCGCTCCAACGTGACATAGCTTTTAGGTTTTAATTGGTTAAGAGTGAAAAAGTGAGGAAAGGCCAGGAACTCCTTTCATCCATGATACGTCCTCATGTGCCTACAGATTCGGCCACTCACTTTTTTTATTTAAAAGAACTTTTTTGTACTTAGCGGTTGTACTACTATTAGGCTTTCGTTGTGTCACTCACTGCAGGGTTCTGATCGCTAATCAGCACAGCATCTTCTAACCTTTCGTAAGCAATGACACACCCTCCATTGTGTTTTTTATCCTTCCAGACCAAATAGTTGGCTTCTTCTGGCTGAAGTCCTGTGATATAAAAAGTTTGACCGGCGTTCATTTCACGGTTTAGGTTTTTGCTCAATACAACCGACTCTCCAACCTTATATTTTGGTTGCGGGTTGTGCGCCTTTACCCATGTGCGTACATTTTCTTCTACCAATCTTCTATACTCATAATCGAGGTTGTCAAGCCATTCACAGAAAGAAGGGTCAATATCATAACTGGCTTGGTTTCTATACCCCTTCTCTAGATTCTTTGCCAAGTCGTACCCGTTACCGTAAAAAGGATATAGTTCTTCCAAATCGTTTGCTATATCTGACACGCTATCACTCGACCATCCGTTATCAATTACCTCTTGTGCCATGTCATTGTAAAACTTTACCTTTTGCACTTCGCTGGGTTTAGTTGGCCTTTCTTTCTGAAAGGTTTCGCTGTCTGAAAAAAGCTGGTTCATGTTGTTGGTTTTATTTGTTTAATAGAATTACTGAACGCACAAGGGAGTGACACAACAGGCGATGCTAGTAGCACTGCTGCTGGCTACATCATCTCTTCATCCTCAATACCTTCTGCATCCGTTGGTATAACATCTTTCTCCCACTCATCAAAGCCGATATCTTCAAAGCCACTTTCTCTTACTTCTATATCCAGGTGTTCTGTAGGGTCCAAAGCTTTCATAGCGTGTTTATTTTAGAGTTCATTAGTTGTTTTAAAAAAGAGGCCCAAGTAGAGGGACAAGGGCCGTCCATACTGATATGAATTAAACCGATGGGGGCGAATAGACATCCACCCCGTTTTGAAATCCTGACTCGGCCTAAGAATTAAACCAAGTGCGTTTTTAGTAAGTTTTAAACCGCTTCTTTTTTACTGCCTCCACTCTGTAAAGCCCCTGAACTAGAGAATTATTAAAGGCTTTCCTTATGGATGAAAAAGAGCGGTTGTCCGTTGACATTAAAGCCTACAACGGTGCTACCGGCAAAAATTTAAAACCTGTCCCATGACCAAAGGGGAATAGAGCTTTCGTTACCGCTTGTTGATATTATCTCAGCCAGTCGCCTACCCATCACGCAAGGGTGTGCATCGATAAAGGCCGCTACTTGCTCTATCTCTTTCATCCGACAACGCTACTGGTCATAGCTGTAGACTTACCCCATTAGGCTTTACAGCGGGGAAGTGGTCAGCTTTGCTCCCGTCAGCCTCATAAGCATTATCATCTACTGTCTGATTACTCTGAGCAGGTTTTAAGTATGTTTCAAAGAACTTTTGTTTTTAAAAGAGGCCCGCTGCGATCAACAGGCCGGCTAACGATTGCTTGCTACTGTTAGAAAAAACCGTTTTTTGTCCAAATCCTTTCCTTCGATTCATTTTAAAATAATTTCCATGTGGGGTTAAGGATGGTGGCCTGGTTTTTCAATAATTCGTTGAAAGAGCGTTTATAATTCGTTTAAAAGCCCGACCGCTTCTGCACCAATCGCCTCCGTTAGGCTTACGGGGGCATCCCGTGCCTGGTCCTTTAACTCTGAGATCAGTTGTCCAAACCTGGCCCTGGTGAGGGAGGTTCGGACATAGTCTCTAAATATTGTCTCTGGGGGGATTTGCTTAAGAAGCGCAAAGAGGCGTTGCTCTTTTTGATACTGCTTTTTTTGCGCCCCCCTTTCTCCGGAGTCCAGATCCACACCAGCAGTAAGGCTACGACTATCCATATCATTTGCCCTCCTTTTGGTTTACGTACCCTGAAAGCTCCGGTGGCAGACACTCCATCAATACGGTTTTTTGCATACGCCTGGCACCCCACCTGTAGGTATAGGTGACCTGGTAAAGCGTTTTAATGTCCGAAACGGCGTAGTCCCTCGAATGTTTGGATGGATAGCAGCGGCTGGTCGTACAGCTCGTAAGCAGGAGCAGCAGGGCACAGCAATAGAGTAGCATTTTCATAACAAGGTGATTTAGTCGTTTAACAATGGGTGCTTAGGTTAGCTCTCTTAGTTTCTTAGGGCTCCATAAATCTCATAGGCGGCGATGGCCCGTTTCATTTCCTTTAGGGTAAAGAATTTGTAACCGTTAGCCAGGGCGAATTGCCGTACACAGTTCATATAGGATATGGCAGGGATCATTTAACAGCCTCCTTTGTTTTATCTATGGCAAGACCAGCGTCGATCAGGCCAAAAAGGTCAAAGTGTTTGGAGAGCAGGTAAGCAACTTCTTTAGCTGAGTATATCTCTAGATACTGATTGTCTACTATCCATTTTTTTGATTCTTGTAATGTAGGCTCGTGCCATTCTCTTTTAGGCTTAACTCCGATAGCCATTAGCTCATCCTCTGTTATATCACTTAATGGTCGCAGGATGGGGGTGAATTTTAACTCATCAAGCATTGCGGCTTCATGTACGCCACAGCTTAGCACCCATTCTCCGTTTTCATACATCTCACTTTTGGAATCACTTACTAAGCCCCAACATTTAAAATACAAGTGCAGATAATCTTTGATGTTCATAGCTTTACTGACCTTTTTTAGTTTTGAATACTTTTTTAATTCTGCTGGCACTCCACAGGACTACTATAGGCCCGGAGGTTTTGGCCGTTTCGTTGAAATAGTTTATGATCTGGTGAATGCCCCACACCATACAGGCGGCATAAAACAGGACTAGCACAGTAAAGAACAGCACCGTTCCTACGCACATCTGTTTATAGGAGAGTTCATACTTTAAGAACCTTTCAATCAGGGTGGGCTTGCTTTCGCTGGTTAGTGTGTTCATATACCCTCCTTTTTGCCGGTGGCTTTTGCGATGACTTTAAAAGCAATATCATATTCTGGAAAGTGTGCTACGTTTACATTCCATGCGCACCACTCCATGAGGTTTTCCAAAGCCTCCAAAAGTTCCGGTGCAGCGGCTATAAGCCGGGCATTAGCTTCTGAGTTATGCCAATGTTTCCAAACTCTTGAAATAAAAAGCCCCTCTTCTGAACAATCTGAAATAACATAACTGTCCAACTCTTCATTGACTTTCCAAGGTGCGGGGGTGTGTTGTGTGTTCATGACAAGCCCTCCTCTCTTTCGTACAGTTCGTTAGCAAATGGTTCATCAAATAACCTTTCTTCGGTTATAGTCTCATGGTAGATGTTGGGGTCTTCTTCCTGAGTAGCTTCTGACCCCTCTTTCGGCTCCCAATTCATCACCGCTACCTTTTGGATATTGTTATAGGCTTTTAAAAAGGCCTGGTAAAATTCATGTTCTGTACAGGCGGGTGCTTTAGCAATTTCCTGTTTGGTATGCTCGTATTCGGGATTGCAAATCATAAGCGTACTGAAGTCATTATTTACGGTGACACGCAGCGCATGGGTGGGTGTCACGACCCTATAATACACTTCATCGGTTTTGCAGTAGTAAGGAAGATGAACATCCAGTTCAACCACGTCAAATACCTGAACGGTGGTTTGAATCCGTAGAGTCGGTGGCATGAAAGAATTTTGTGGTTTGGTGGCAGTTGAATAATTTTGTCCCATAGAACAATATTTTAATTGTTGTCTAATGAAACCCTGTTTCGATCTTGGCGGATGTGACACAGGGTTTTTTCGTTTAAAAAAGGGTGTTAGGCGCCTTTTAAGACTGAACGACTTCAAGGGGTTTAAGATTCCGAATCAATACCTTGGGCAGGGATTCCAAATCATACCACAGTCCGTTTTCCTCTTTATATTGGATGTAACCGTTTTCCCTGGCCTGGCGCATTTCCTCTCCATTCCAGCCGGTGAGCTGCATAATGATCTTGGCCCGGACCCAGCAAGGCTTTGGCCTTCGCTCCTGCAAAAGGGTGGTCAGTTTTTGATTAATCCGGTCCAGCTCTCGTTTCAACTCCAGGTCCATTTGAAATAATTTTTTATTATATTTATTAGGCGGCTGTTGTCACCTGTTTGAGCCGATTGGTTTTTTGGATAATTCTTTCCGTGAGAAATTCAATTAATTCCAGTGCCTTGTCCACGTTTCCTATTGAGCCTTGTATATAGTTGTTGACCGTATTAAGATGAACGCCCAACTGCTTAGCGGCGTCCTCCTTGTCTTGAAAAGACACGCTGTCCGACATCCGTTTGAGCTGGTCGGCACATTGTTTTTTTAAATTAGGGGGCTGCTTCATTTCTGTTCGTTTGTCTATACAAATCTATACAACTAATTTCAAAAAACAAACAAAAATCTACATTTTCTTAAAAATATTTTTTGGTTGTTAACTTACTCGTTGAATGTCAAAGACTTTTGAACAAAACCAACGCAGCAAAGAATTTGCAAAAGAGGTGACAGAGCTTGTTGAAGGCGGGCTTGAACCCTCCTATAAGGTGGTTGCCGACAAACTCCACTGGCACGAAAATGCCTTAAGCCTGGTTCGTAAGGGTCAGCGCAACGTGCCACCGGAGGTCTACAAAAAATATACAGAGGTCTACAAAACACAAAATCCTGACCCCGGTGGGGAACAGGATTTTGAAAAACTCTACATCGCGCAGCTGCGCAGAAGTAATGAACTTTTGGAACAGCTTCTTAAGGAAAAGGAAGCGGCCACAAGGCGGCTGGAGGCTAATTTAGCCCAAATGAAGACAGATATGGAGCTGTTGGCCCAGCGGATTCTTGAAGGGCAAAAAGAGGCTGTTCAGCAGGTTTCTGAGGCGCTTGAAGCAGGGCTAAAGCCCTTGCGTACTTCTCACAGCAAATCGCGCGGGTAGAGGGGGAAGCTTTCATGTAGCTGCAGCCGGTTTTGGATTTCTCACACAAAGAACAAATTCTCATAGTACTCAGGTATTAATCGTGCTTTAAAAAATTGTGGAGGGTGAAACTACTACATTGAAGGGATTGCTACAAATTTTAGCATAAAAAAAGTTTCTCACATTTTGCATGATCGTTAGTTTGTCGGTTAATAAAATTGTTTGAAAAGTCTGGTTAGGGGGGCAGGCGATAAATAAATAGGCGCAGCTACCAGAGCCTTTACTTCATCTCAGGTTCGGCAGAACCCACCCGAAGCAAAGGATGGAGCCACGCCTATTAAGACATGGACATCCAATGCACTGCTTCGGGTGTCTGGAACTGCCGATTCGAGATGAAGCAAGTACGTTGTTAGTACGAATATTTTACATAAGCAATATAGACGAAAATTGATTATAGTAAGTTGTCCTGCTAAAATTATTTTTTTAGATCATAGGTAATTACCATTATAGTCATGTCCTTACCCCTTGAAAAACGAATGGGCCGCCGCTATGTGGGCCGCCTGGCTTTGGGAGAGCTTGTCGTAGCGCAGCAGGGTCTTAATGGAGCGGATGCCGGCCAGCTTCATGACCACGGAATCGGGCATTTGCATCAGCCGGGCATTGGTAATCATGGTACGGCGGGCGGTATGCAGCGAGACCATCTGCCACTTTTCCAGCCAGTAATCCTTTCGTACCCCGCCTTCGGTTACAGAGTACAGCACCTTTTCTTTAATGCCGGCCTGTTTTGCCACTTCTTTGATTTCCCGGTTAATGTCTACGTCCGACATAGCCGGAGGAAACCCTTTGTAGCGTTGGATAATGCTTTTCACCGTGGGGTGTACGGGAATTTCTACCCGTTCATCTGTTTTTTCCGTTGTCAGCACCAAAAAATCCCCGAAAACTTTACGCTCGTCTAAAACCTTTAAATCCGAGATGCGCAGTGCGGTATAACAGCCGATCAAAAACCAATCCCTGGCTATCTGTCTTTCCCCGGAGTGCTTGGCCTTGATTATTTTTTTAAGCTCCTGTTGGGTTAAATAAATGTCGTAGGTTTCTTCTGAAAGGATTTTAAAGTCTTTGTGTTCGTGGATCTGGTTTTTATGCCAGCCTTTTTCGTGGCCCCTCATTAGGAACTGCCGCCAGTTTTTGATATACGTGCCCACTGAGTTTAAGGCCCAATTCTGCTCATTGCAATACTCAATGAATTTATAATAGGTAAGAATGGTTACGTCCTTAAATTCTATAGAGACCCGTTTGGCCTTCTGAAACTTTAACAGGTTGTTGCGGGTCAGGTTGTGTTGCTTGATGGACCACTCGGCGTAGCGTTTTCCTTTGGGAGTCAGAAGCGCACCAGAGCGCATTTCCTCTAAAATGACTTGGGAGCCTTCCTCAAAGCTAACAGCGGTCTTTTCCGGGACACCCAAAAGGCGGTTTAAGGTTTCTTCGGCCCTTTGTTTAGTAAGGGGTTCTCCCGACAGGGTGGCCGACAGTTTTAAATCGGTAAACCCTTCAAAGATCTTATTGACCTTAATGAGTTGAGCGGCCTGCAGCTTGTCTTTTTTATCCCAGATCACCGGGCGTTGGGTTTGGAAGTCCCAGCGGGTCGGGTGGATTTTTTCTTTGATCGAGCGACGAAACACACCGTCTGCGCAACGTAGGTGCAGCATGATATAGGTAGCTTCTTTACAGGATGGGCGGTCTAAAATAAAGGATGGCATAATAGAAAAACGGACTATTTACGGACTAAAATAGTCATTTTGCCTCAATCTGCCCCAATCAATCCCATCCGGTGAAACTTAAGCCAGACCTGCACTTGCGCTTTAATTTAGCAAAACCCGCTCTGGGCTTATATTTGCCAAAACAGGCCGCTTTGTCCCGAACCAGGACACTTTTTTTATTTTAATCAATTGATTTTCAGCTATAAAATGAATGTGTTTCAATTTTTACGGATTAGGTACGGACAAGCAAAGGGATTTGCAACAGGATCGGCCTTTTGTTAACGTTGGGGTTTCTGAATAAAAAAGCCGCTATTTTGTTAGCGGTCCTTTTTCCCAGGGTCCAATATCCTATGAAAAACCAAGGGGGCGAAGGTTCTTTATTTAGCGTAATGCCATTCCAGTTGAAAATCCACTACCGATGGATAGGAAGATAGGCACTCAAAATCAAACCGACATCCGGTAGAACGCCTATACATATCGCCGTTAATGCATTTTTCAAAACCAAAGCCTTCTAACAGCTTGCAGATGGCTTCATATACTTCGTTGTCCATAACTTTTATTTATTTAGCGCAGCCTACATGGTCATAGGCTTTTGAGGCAGGTTCTTTGTTTTCATCGATGGCTGCGATTTTGTTTTCTATGTCTTTTATCCGTTCATCAACTAAGGCATAATCCTTTTGGGTAAAAACTTCATCCCCGTACACTGTAGAACAGTCAATCAGCCGGGGCAAATTCCTTTTATAGGCCTTTAGCTTGGATAGCTGCTTTTTCAGTTGCTTTCTTTCTGTCATAGTCATGGGTTGTTTTATCCTATGAAAAACTATGTATGAAGATAGGGGGGTTATTTAGCTGCCTATGTCCTTCATTAATTTCCGTAATGCTCGTTTTATTTCCTTCCTTTCTTCTGGTGAAAAATCAACAGGATTACCCCTGCCGTTCTTGCCCCTTATTTTATGCTTATAGCTTTTGATTTGAGGCAGATAGTCCCGAAAAAAGCTATCTGCCTTTATGTAATTCCAAATCATTCTGTAATATTAAAATCCTTTTCTATAACTGCAATCTTGTGTCCTGCCGGGAATGCCGCACATGGTTCAAGAAGTTCAACTACAAATGACCATTGCGTTTGCTGATACAAAAACTTAGCATTGCATATATGTGGGAATGTGGTCACATCCCTGCCGCCGTAATGGCGACGTGACTTATAGGTAAATAGTCTTACTTTAAGTGTATCACCTAATTGTGGAAATGTTTGAGTTGCCATCTTGTTCATTTTAATACATCAAAGATAGTGTAACTTTTTAGTTACACCAAATATTTTTACAACTTTTTTTTGCAACATTCCTTCCAATATGTCAAAGAACTGTTTGAGCCTTATTGCTCAATAGAATTACAAGGCGTACACGAGTGCGACGCAACTGGGCTTAATAGATCGGTGGACTCCTGGCTCATAATTCATAGATTATCCGTCTCAGTTCCCTTGTCACTTCCTGTAGATCCCTTTCCAGCCTCAACTTTTTTCCCATCAGTTCTTCTATAATCTTCCGGGTACACGGCTTCAAAATAGTTGGGTAGCCCCGGGAAGGGTTTTCTTCGTTCTTCTTTGGATCGGGTTCCCTCTTCATAGAGTTCTTCGATTTTTGTAAGGATATTCATGTTAGTAGATTTTACCCCGGATGATCTGATAATTTTTAACCTGGTAATCCCCGTTCGGCTCCACTATGATATGGGCAAAACCATGCTGGCAGTTACTAACCAAAGGCGAATAATCGGGTTTTAATTCTGCCAGGCAACCCACCGACCAGCACGAGATCGTGTCCCCGTCCATCGTGATTTCCGGGTGGTGGGAAGCCCGGTGCAAATGCCCCACCAGCACGCTTTGCTTGGCCCTTAAAAACGCTCCCCGGGAAGGGTTGACCGGGGTAAAAACTCCCTTAAATATCAGGTGGCCGTGGGTCACCGAAAGCTTACCGATCTTAACCAGGGTCTTGTCATCCAGCAGCGTAACCCTTTCTTCCGAGAGGCGCAGGCGTTGTTCTAAATGGAAATAGTCATCGTCCCAGATTTCCGAGGCCTTTTGCAAAAGAAACTTTTCCCACCTTATGCAGTGGTTGCCTTTGAGCCAGTAAATAGATGCTTTAGGGAAGGTTTTTCTAAGCACCCGTAAAAACTCTTTGGTGGCATCGAACTCCTGCTTCACGCTTCGTTTTTTAGGATCCCGTTCAAAGCGGCTGACCTGGTGGTTATCGATCAAATCACCGTTGATAAAAATGGTGTTGACTTTATGTTTTTTGCCATAATCCAAAGCGATGGTGATAGCGTGAATGTCATGGTAGGGAATGTGCAGATCGGAAATCAACAGCACGTTATTACACGCCGTGGGCAGTTTATAGGGGGTGCGTTCCTGTTGGTGGCTTTCGGGCAGGTTATAGGGGTTGTAAGGGCGCGGGTCGGAGCGCAAAAACTCGCTATCTTTGACGGATTTTCTTCTCAGCGCCCCTGCCTTCCCTTCGATATAACGAAGGATGGAACGGGCGGCTTCCACGTCTTTAAACAGCAGGCGGTTTTCTTGGTAAAGAATGCGGGCTAGTGCAAGTGTAGGCTTCTCAGGGTAACGGGCACGATACTGTTTAGCGGTTTGGGTTTTTAAACTCATAAGGATTTAGTTAGTTGAGCGATACCCTGGACAGCCAGGCATTCATGAATTTCTCTTGTGTGTGGTTGCTTTTGGAAATCTCTATATACCGTGCCCCCTGAAGCACATTGAGCACTTTTAAGAGCGCCGCGGGTTTGGTGTGGTTGTTTATCAGCCGAAGGGTTTGAGGGCCAATAATGCCGTCTTCTTCAATGTCTAAGTATAGTTTTTGGTTGTTGTTTAGCACATTGAGGGCTATTTGGGCAAAGCGGCCGGAAGTCTTTACCCCGCAATTCACCGCCGTATCAAATAGTTCAAGGGCCAGTCGGTAGTCTTTTACATAGTCCAAAGACAGGGCGTCCCAAAACGCTGCTTTGTAGAATTCCTGTACTGCGGCTTCCAAATCCATGTCTTGGGAAAGCAGGGCTGAAAAGTTCCATTTGCCTTTGTAGCGATCTACGATCTTCCAGCCGCGCCAGTCGGGGAAGTTGTTGCGGGAAATTCCTTTGTAGGTTTCGCCCCCGCTGTCCTGCGAATCGTTCGCATACCCGCCTTCGTTGCCCATTACTACTTTGTACGCATCTAAGAAGTTTGCCATAGGGTCAGATTTTAAATGATGATTGTTTTTCGAGCGATCTTGCCGTCTTTTAGGTATTTAATGCTCTTGGTTTTCGGCATTTTGGTGAAGGCTTCGGGGTGTTCGATCATCCCCATTTTAAAGGCCAGGATCACGGCCTGCACCATGCTTTTGGCCCCAAACTTTTTTAAAACCGTGTACTTTTCGGCTTCTACGGTCTTTTGGCTGATGCCCTTTTTTTGGGCAATCTGTTTTGAGGTTAGCCCCTCTGCGGTGAGCAGCAGTACGTCCATCTGCGCCCGCCCTAATTGAATAGTGTCTCCCATAGTATTAGATTTAATATAGGAGTACGGATTAAAAAATTTCTTCAGGGTGCGGGTTGGTGGTTCATAGGAGTGGCGGCCTGCCACAATGATTTGTTATCCAGCTACACTGCTACTAGCATCTTCCGTTGTGTCACTCTCTTCAAGGTTCTGATCGCTACTGGGCAAATCGTATAGACCCAATTGTTCATCGCACTTCATTATGTCAACTAATATTCTGGCCCTACACTCGCAAGGAACTCCCTCCGGGCAAGGGGCAAAACAGATTTTATTTCCTGTGGGCGGTATATACATTTTTGTTTGAGTTTAGTTCATTTTATATTGCTGTTCACGAACCGGGAACATGGCTCCATAATGAACAAGGTGTTGAAGTGTGCGACGCAAGAAAAGCTCAATAGATATTCCAAAGCTGGGTTCATCATCATTTATGCGTTGAAAAAAGACCATGGATATTGGACATAAATCCATGGTTAAAAAGGATAAAACGCCATAATCTTACTCCGGTTCTTCCACACCCACGCCCCTACAGGAATCAAAAGCAGCCACAGAAGCCAAAGAAGATTAAAGGCATACTTCGCTTTCTCTACTTTCTTTTCCTCTTTTTGTACCTCCGAGACTTCAATCTTCGAATGGTTCTCATTTGCCATGTCTTTTAAGGCTATAGAATCGCTTGTACTCACTTGTCGAAGGTTTTTAATGATAACCCTTTGAGGCACTTTTGAGGCCCGGATTTCGCCTGTACTGGACAGGGAGAAGTACTCTGAAGGGCTGACGTAAATCCCCCTATCCTGAAAGCCGGAATCGGGATGAGGATGATAAATCCCCGTATCGCCAAAGTCAATCACGATGGTATTGTCTTCCTGCGTATCTGCTTTTTTTATCTGTGTGGACTCTTTGACCCCTGTACTATCGGTTCTTTCTGCTTTTAGGTGCGTACTATCCAGTTTTTGATAACTACTGCTTTTTACTTTTGAAGAAGCGCAGCCGACCATAAGCAGTACGCCTAACAACAGAAGAAATACAAACCATATCCACAGGTGGTCGTAGCGGTATTTGTCTTTTTTCATATTAAGGTGTTTTACTATCGCCCTTGGAAGAGCCAAAGAAGTAGGCAAGGATTAACCCCAGCCCCCCGATCACACTACCCCCCAAGACGTTGACCAAGTCTTTATTCTCCGGGGGTACTTTCACAAAGGCCAGGATGTAGATATACCCCAGACACAACAGGATATAGGTCAGGGCAATGATGTTTCTTACTTCGGTTTTCGAAAAGGTTTCCAGAATCTTTTTCATTTTGATTTTAAGTTTTTACGCTTTTCCTGTATCGAGTACCACCAATTCACCCCCGCCAGCGTCCCCGACAGGGCCGCTACAATGGAGGCTACAATGGCGGCCAAGACCTGCATATTCTGCAGCGAAATCCACGAAAGGCCTGCCGTAAGGATGGAGACGAAGGTTTGTAGTTGCGGCTTTTCCATTTTTATTTGTAAGGGGTGCTTACCCAGAGGCACCCTTTTTTTAGTTGAAAGGAGGGCCCCACCCATAAAGAGCAGGGCACGCCTCTTTAGATTTAGTTTTACGCTGCCGGATAAACCCGGATCTCTACGTAGATGGCTCCTGTACTGAACCCGCCCACGTCCACACTGCTGAATGTCTCATCAAATACCACAATAGCTATATTATCCTCATCGAATCGGTCTGCCCCCACCACAAAACCGGCTCCTGTTACGCTGCACGTGGTATGGATAAAGGTGCGCCCCGCCGGGAATGCGCCCGTCTTGGTTAAATTGTATTGTCCTGCGGTGGCTCTTGAAAGCACCAGCACCCCGATGGTATTTTCCAGCTCGGTAACAGTAGGGACACTTGTTCCCGTTTGGGTCAGGATGGCTACGTATTTGTTATAGGGGGCCGGCCCGCTATCCAAAACCCAGCCTGAAAAAATATCGTCTGTCAGTGCTGTTTGCAGTTCACCTATGGTGCCCGAAAAGGGAGTGCCGTTGATGGTAACGCTGTCGTACGGCAGGGAGATTTCATAGGAACTCCCGTCGATTTGAATGATTACCTTGTTCGAAAAAACATCGGTCATTATTCTGACGGTACGGCCCGAAGGTTCTATCCCGTTAATCGTTACATGACCGTCTGAAAGTAAGAACGTCCATGTTTTTGGCGCAGAGCCGCCGGAAGAAGCGAAGATGTCCGTTAACAGTTGAGCTTTTAGTTCCGCTGCTGTGCCGGAAAAAGCATCCCCGTTAATATTTACCGTATCGGTAGATACATGGATTTCTACTTTGGTAGTCCCGTCTTCGGCTTTAATGATTAGGATTTCATTTAGGCTATCTACCGAAAGGGTGTATTTACCGGGTATTTCATCGGTAACGTTATTGATGGTAATTGCACTGCCTGATTTGGAAATGTCGAATGTTGCCATTTTGTTTATTGTTTGAGTTTTATGGGTAATTGAAACTGGTTTTTAGTAGTGCCGCTGCTTACCGGTGGCGGGTTGGGTACCGTGACCTGGCCGGTGAAGAAGCTGGGTATAGCCGTTAAAGAAACCGAGTTAGGACTAATCGTTGTCGTTATCCCGGTCTGAGACCAATCCCACTCATAGCGAATCAAAGAATCCGTTCCAGTGGGAAACGAGTACGTAGCTGAAGTACTCTCTGAAAGGTCGGTCGTTGTTTTAGCCCACAGCACATAAGTATAATTGCCCGCCGCATCCCTGAAAGCTCCCCCGTCAATGGTTATGGGAAGTGAAAGGGCTGCGGTCTGCACCCCATCATAGGTTTTTCCATACAGTAAAGCAGATTCGGTTTTCATCCCCCACCCCTGATTCGAAGGGGTCGCCGTGTAGGGCATCGAAGCCCCGAAGTATTTGAACAGGCCAAAAGCGTCCCAATGGTAGGTACTATCTAATCCATCGCCGGTCTGATACCAATAGGTTTGTTTGATCTGCCCATCCATTTGTGTTTTCACGTGACATTTCATCAGGTAGTTGCGCTGAATGTCCACACCCCCTACATTGTCGTTATCCATGACTCTGGACATACCCGTTTCGGTAACAATGAATACTTTTTTGGGATAGGTGATCCCGTTATAGCCGTTCACTTTTAGAATGGAATCGAAATTGTGCTTAAAGAGTAGATGCCCTTCTACAGCGCGGTCCGAGTGCCGTTCGTAGACGTTACCTCCAATAGTGTTATCCCAGTGTTTTAAGAGGCGTGAAAATTCCGGATAGGTATGAAAGGATAAACAATCAAAATACGCCCCGCCTTTAAGGGGGTACTGAGCGTTCACCGACCCATCTACCGGGTTATCGGTATTGCGCAGTAGCGCCGCCAGGAAGGAGCGGTTGCCAATGCCCCCGGTACAGATATAGGAGGAGGGATAGAGGTGCTTAATCACTTCCCAAGAGATGCGCAGCATCCGGATATAGTACTCAATGGGCACGCGAAGGTTCACTAAGTCCTCCGGCGTGGGATCATGGTCAAACCACGAGCCCGCTGCCGGGGGATCAATGTCACCCAGCCAGCCGCCGGCCCCATAGGTAAAATCCGGTTCGTTGACAATTTCCCAGAACTTGACATAAGGGCCATAGATTTTAACGATTTTAAATAAATAGGCGGCAAACGTATTGTCTGGATTGATTACCTGTTCTGAGTAATCCAACCACACCGGTTCATAAAGTCCGCGAAAGGTTTTGGTCGTAGCATCAAAGCCCGAATAGAAAGCCGTATCCCAACGGTTAAGCGGCGAAGGTTCTCCTATAAAGGCTGTAATTTCTTGGCATCCTACAGTTTGCAAATGTTGGAAATCCGACAGTAAGGAACTGTCGCCAAAGTAATACAGAAATTCATCCGTAATCTTCATGCGAAAACTGTGTGCCCCCACTCCAAGTGCCCCATTATAGCCGACCCCCAAATCAATGATGTGCTGAGTCCTCCAATTAGAAATTTCCGCCCCCTGTGAATTGACGTAGTAATAGTAGCCGGGGTTCATGCCATAGCGGTACTGACCCGAATAGGTAGGCACATTCGCCGCATTATTGGCATAGTTATTAAACTGCCCTTGAGCGAAGGTGAAAAAGGTGGATAATATGATGGTGGCAAAAAATCTCATGGTTTAGCGATATTGGTTTCCTCAATGATTAATGCGTTAACGGTGGCCTCTATTCCAAAACTTCCCGAAACCCACGTACACACTAAATCAAAATAGCCTTGGGCGTTCGTTTGCACGTTTTGAAAGTGAAGGAGTGTAGACGAAGTGTAAGGGTCATCCCCACTTACCCCATAATTCCCTGCAATGTTTTTGGTTTGCGAGTCGCCGTTAATCTGATAGGTGGCTACCGTGTTTCTATAGGTGTCGTGGTTGGCTAAAAGGTGCACCTGATAGAAGCGGTTGGGGCTTAACCCGCTGATGCGTATGGTGCCGGTAGCGCCAAACACCCACGCCATTTCAACAATGGCGTCCGCGAGAATAGCTGTGGAATGGGGGTAGCCATCCGAGGACACCGGAGCCCCGCCATAGCCGCCCAGCCAGGCGTTGGTTCTTGTCACGCTCAGAGTAGAATTCGCGCCGGTAGTGGTGAGTAAATTCCCGTAGGAAGCGGCAAAGGGAGTGCTGGCTGCTTCGCCTTGTCCCATCCGAAGGTTGTCCCAACCCGTTATAATCTCGCCTAAGTATTCGTTGCCGAAATTGAGGCGCCATTCCCTTAACACCGTGTACGCCGTGTTTTCCTTGTAATAACCAAAGAAGGTCGGTACACTTTGAGATTGACTCACTAAGGCAATCAAAAGAAGTAATATGGTGGCTGCGTATTTCATTAGTTATTGCCTATGATTAGCCAGCTGCCGCCGTAGGCTTGAACGGTGACGTATTTATACTGGGTGGATAACGTGTAGGTCGTAACCCCGTCAATGGTTTGCGAACCATTGGGGTCAATCGTTACTGCATTTGAGGAACCATCCGTTTTTTTAATGATGTAGGTCTTACCCGATAGCGAAGAAGCATCGGGTAGGGAAATCGTAATAGCCCCTGCGGTAGCATCGGTTAAAATCGTGTAGTCTGTAGCGGTGGCCGTGTAATTGGCAGTCTTGCTGTCGGTGCGATAGGAAACGCCGCTATTTAAGGTAAGGGAGCCATCGGGTGAGACGATAACCCCGCCGGTAGACCCACCGGAAGCCCCTAAAAACAAATCCCCCCACGGCACCACTTTAATGTGGTATTCCGGTGGGCCCGAAGAAGCGTTACCCAAAGCGAGATACGCCACATCGCCGGTGGAAGAAAACCCGCTGCCGGTGGTAAGGTCAATCCGGCCCTTGCCGATATTGCCCGCCGTTAAGACCTGTAGCAGTGTGGGGGTGCTGCCACTGCCACCTGTACCTACGGGATAGGGGGCGTTGACCCACTCTCGGTTTACGGAATCATAGATCACAATAGAGGAATCCAATACAGGAGATGTCAGGTTAAAGCGGGCCGCTGCCTGATCCTTCCATTTTTGGGTTGCTGAATCATAGATCGCTACCCTGCTATCGGGCAAAGAGCCATAGGTAGCGGACAGGTTAACGTCCGTTAGGTTTCTAAACTCCGAAACCCCACTGCCCCCGCCCCCTGTTGGAAGGCCGGGAATGGTCCACGTACTGCCATCTTTTACCGTGACGGTTATGGTGCCCGAAGCATACGACCCGGAAATGGGTTGTTTTAAATAAGCGGTGTCCCACTTTCCTTTCATCACAGGGGTAACATAACCAGAATCCGTACTGGACACCACGTTTTGATACAGGGTGTCCATGACCGCTCCTGCCTTTACTTTTAAGGGCGTCACCACGTAGATCGAATCCGTACGCAGCCAGGTTTTAAAAGCCGTGGTATCAAAAGCAAACCTATTAGCGGAAAGGCTTAAAAATAGCCCGGCGCTGTATACCCCACCGCCACTGCCACCGCCAGCCTGAATCCATTTGTTTAAGGAAGAAGACCAAAAGTAGAGCAGTTCGTTTTTAGCCGCAATCCACGCCAGCGTTTTTAACGCCGCAGGCACGGCAAAGGTGTCACGGGGTAGCCCCTGCAAGGTGTCGGCATAGTGCCTATTGTAGTGAAACCCGTAGCCGTTCACTTTTTGTATCCCGCCTTGCGAAAAGGCGTTCAGACTGACCAATACTAAGATGAATATGAGGAATCGTTTCATAGCTTAAATGTTCATAACGGCCAATTGGCCAACGTTTTTACCCCTGGTTTCTGAGCCTCCATAAGCGTCTGTGGAGCCTTTGGCACTCAAGGGTGTGCCGCCCCGCCCGTATACCAGTGTGCCGCCGCTGGCAGTGCCGGTGGCCAACTGATAATCATGGCTATGCTGCTTTACTTCATCAGCCTGATAGGTTCCGGGTGTGTTGGAGTTCGTGCCCCCGATAGCGCCGTTGGTAGCGTAGCGGTCCGGGTCTGTTCCGCCGGTAAACCCGTTCAGTGCCCGGTAGAACATTCCCCGGTCATCGGGCAGGCGAAACACGCCCAATGATTCGTTATAATAGAATTTGTGAATCCCATAAGTGGGTGTCCATGACAGGTAAGAGGTAATAATCATGTGGGCGGGCAGCGATTGAATCCATTCGACTATTCCCGGCCATTCCGCAATCTGGTATTCGGTTTGCCCGTCTGCGAGTAGCTGGTTCAGCCCTACAGCGTCTACCAGTTGGCGTTGGCCCCTACGGTCATAGCCATGATTGGAGCCGGGCAAAATATAAGCCGTCCCCGACTTAAACAAAAGGGTAATTTCTCTTCCTTTGGCAAGATGGATTTGACCTTTGTCCCCGCCCCAAAACTTCACGGTGTCCGAGCCTGCAAACTGAATGGTCAGGTAGTTACCCGTCATCGAGTGGGTGGAGAAAGCCAGCTTGCAATCGGGCATGGTAGCCAGAGAAGAAAGGGTGTAGGTCGTCACCGCCGCTGCGCCCGTGCAATTGAGCAAACAGTTTTTATGCGCGGTGTCAAACGTAGTATCTGCGCTTACATCGATAACGGTAGAAAACTCCGAAGTTGAAGGCGCCGGGGTGCCGCTCGCTCCTGCCTGGGTAGCGGTCAGGGTCACAAAAATGGCCTGCCCGTTATCAAAGGTTTCATCGGGGTTTAAGAGCTTAATCCCTCCTGTGGGAAGCAGTTCCCAATCCGCATACAGCCGCTCTCCTTTGCCTTCGGTCGCAAAAGTAACATCCGTTTGGGCGGCGCCTAATAGCCTTGTATCATTGATCTGGGTGTCGCCGGTTACGGGGTCGGCCCATACGCCGACTTCTGAATTACCCCGGTCGGTTTGGTACTGGAACTTCTGAAAAGAGATTTTACCCCCTTTACCCGCGTCAATATCCCAGGTTCTAATGAGTGTGGTCAGGGCTACCCCATTGCTGGACTGAAAGAGCTTGACTACATAGACTTCATCGGATAAATTGATAAAGTCATGCACTGTTGCGACCGGGAAAGGGAAGGCCGGTGAGCGGTCCACTTCCACCAAAGGAGAAGAGCCCTTATAAATAACCGCTATCAGATAGCCTGAATAGCCGGACGAATCCAAGGTAAGACCGATAAATCCCATTTAACTACGTTTTGTGTGCATCATTGCACATCGTTAATGTCATACGTAGTTCCTCCGGTGTCTTTGCCAAAGCCTTTTGAATCGGCGGTGATCATCACGGTAAGCCGTGCGTTTTGGGGTTCTTGGTTTTGGAAAACCTGAGAAGGACGGTTCACCGATTCGCGCATTTCAATCTTCCATGCTTTGGTCGGTAGCCCCTCCTGCTCTATGGCTTCAAACCGGGCCCCTTCTGATTTGGTGTACGCCCTGCCATCAATCAGCACATCATCGCAGGATAAAATCCGATTTACCAGATCGATCATGTACGGCGGTACACCAAAGCTATCGCCGATGATCAGCTCAAAAAGCCGATACGGGATGGACGATAACAGCGTTTCATCTAAAGGCTGGTCTTCGTAAGAAAAATCCTTGGAGGCGGGAGCTTTAAAGAAGATACCCCCTTCAATGCGTAAAGAGGGATAGTAAGGTGTGTCCCAGAATATTCCTTCGTGGTACTGACTATTCCGGTAATCCAAAACTAAGGTATTCTCCTGAATTTCGCAAATGGAAAGCACATTACTTTGTAAAATTAATGGCTCGTCGATTCCGCTGGCTAACTGCAAGCGGTAGCCGCCGTGGGACAGGGCCGAAAGGTCAAGGTCCAACCTATAGATATACAGGTCGGGGTTGTCCTCGTCTTGCTTAATCTGCTGAAAGGAAACGGTAGTCACTACACTACCCTCCAAATCCAGGATGTTTACATTATGCGGCCCGAAATCCGCTTCTAAATACAGTTTAATTAGATCGGCGCTCTCCCACGGCTGGTAGTAATCCCTCTGCTCCTGCCAGGGCAGGATGGAATCAAAAAATTCAAAGTCGTCCAAATGCCGGGAATGGTAGGTTTGGGATGGGTCAGGCAGAAAGAAGCGGACCGGGTTTAGTTTGGGAAAGTAAAGTATATTAGCCATGTGTGTCAATTAAAGGGGTGAGGTCGGTGTCTGCCGAACAGATCAACCGGAAAGACTGCGCCCGGCCATCGTTGATATTGGTGCCGGCATTACGGATAAAGCCTTTA